GTGGAACAACACCGCAGTGCGTCCAGTGAGACCGTTGCGGAACTTAACACTTGTACCGTCCGTGCGAAGCAAAATACCTGGGCTGAGTGCGAGAAAGAGTGTGGCGGGGATAGAAACTTTCTGGGATGTGATATCTGGAAGCATATTTGTATTATGTATATATTATAATTCTATAGCTCTATTGTCTGAAAAATCGTAACAGAATTCAATAAAGTCGTGATACTTGGCGTGTTTTAAGATATGATTATCGAGCGCCCTATCTTTGAGGTAGCGTTGTATTAATTTCCACATCCACCACAAGTCATCGTCAAAATGACCACCCCAATCGTCGATGTGAAGTGGCTTATTCATTTCGACGGTGGCGTCGTCGTCATCACTATATTCATTATCACTCATACGCTCTGCGGCGTGTGCATATTCATTCCAAACCATTATTTCTTATCTCTGATGCCCGTGAGGGAAAGTGAAGTGGATTCCTTTACTGGAAGAGTATCGAGTATAGCCTTTAAGACACTTTCGGCCTGCTGTTCGTTTCCATTGAAATATGTAACGAGACCTTCTTTCACGGTAGTCTTATTTAAACCAGTCTTCCTGGCACTTTTGCGAACAGAGATTTTACCCTTCTTGAGATTGATCGCGTCGAGACCGTTATCCATCATGAGTTTCTTCACTTGTAGCTTGAGTGCCTTTTCGGCTTGTGTGAGAACTTTGATATCTTCTCTGGCTTCTGTAATTTGCTTGTTCAATTCAACCAATTTAGAGACGCTGTTTGAGAGTTCGTCTGAGGGAACCTGAGACATTATATAATATACCTAAAACGTTATTTCTTTAAGTTTACGCACACAAACCTCGTTGCATGGTGTCTGGTGCGATAGTAGAGTTGTTCCACACGAAGGCTTCCTTAGGGTTTGGTGGATCGGCGCGGATTTGCTGGTTAGCATTTCTCAAAGCACCGCCTATGCTTTCTGGGTATCCAGTTTGTTGTCGTGGTTCGAGGAAGTTTTGGCCGGAGAGGATGTCATCTGGGGCAAACTCACCGAAATCCTCCTGAGGCGCGACTTCGCGTGGCAACAAGGACGAGGCGAGTCCGGTACCCGCCTTCATTTCACAACCGACACCGGCTTCCGCGGCTGGTCCGACAGCGTCGATGCCACCGATCATCGCATATTCATTCTCCTTAACGCTGTACGTGGCACGACCGTTGGTGACCATGAGATAGATCACCACGGCAATGGCGAGGGCGATGAGCGCTTGGCGAGGGGTGACCTTCTTCATCTTCATCATCTTTTTATATATAAAAACAATTTTTTTATTCGTCGTCTTCAATCACGATTTCGTCTGGATATGATTCAACTTCTGGTTCTGGCTCGGGCTCCGGGTCCGACTCTGGGGTCGGCTCAGGTTCTTGGACTGGTTCCGGATTCATCTTGACCTGGACCAAATTCCAAGTTGGACCGAACGCCTTCTTTGCAAACCACAAACCCGCGTATTCGAGCATGATAGAGCACTTGATACCGGTGAGTGTGACGTCTTCACCCACGAGTTCCTTCTTGGAATTGAAAATCTTTGTCGCTGAAATTCGATCGGCGGATAGTGTATCTTCCTTCGTGTAAACCTTGGTGATGGTCTTTTCTGGGAGTTGTTTGCCAAACCAGGTCGCACTGTGTTCGTTTGCGGCGGCGATGTTATTGGCGTGAATGTTTTCAATGTTCTCGACACCGGTCGCATCGGTCAAGTCAAATGTGACTTCACCTGAAGCATCGTCGGTGACCACGGCATTTCTCACCTGGACGTAGCAACGCTTTTTGTCTTGAGTGAGTGCTTTGACGTGATAAAGTCCATCTTCACCCTTAGATAGAGTTCCGTAAATCATGTTATATATCATACACGTTTCAAATCTTTAACCCCTACAAATGGTATCATCGCAGCCTTGCGTATTATAGGTCTTGGAACCCAAGCATCTCTCGCTGGTTTGAAACCATACAGCGTTTCTTCTAATCGGAGTTTTTCTGGTATGGGTAAAGGTCTTTTCGGCCTGTAGTTGAATTCATTTTTAACATATGATTCCGATGTATTCTTGATCCAATTATTGGTTTCTATATTGAAACGCATATCGGATTGTGTTTTTGTAAATCCCTGTAGATTTCCCATATTTTGAGTTGTTTTAAGTCCATGTACGTATTGCTTTGATATTTTAGATGAATCAGGTGTGGTCGTGAAATTTGAGTATTTTTTAGGATTTACTTTTATCGCCTTGTGTGGATTGATATTCTTGAATTGTGTGTGGCGCTTTGGTTTTTTAGTGAGTGGTATTCCCACTTTTTTCATTATATTTTCCATGGATTCATTTGGGAGTATATTTTTTCGTGTGATGAGTTTTGCTAATTTTATCATTCTTCGTCTATCCTTCTCTTTCTTCTCGGGTGGTCTGAGACCGAGTTTTTGCATCGTGTATGAATCTTCTATGAGAAACCGCTTCGACGCGAGTTTGACATTATCAAACTTACCGATGACGTATTTACCTGTGATTTTGAATATATCGAGTGCTTGAATTTGATCGTCTCCGACTTCGAACCCAAATTCTTTTGGGCGCATGAATGCGATATCGAGAATGCCACCCATATTGATCGATTCTATTCGCCCAGATTTAGGTGAGTATAGACGAATTTTCATGTCCAGCGTGAATAGTTCTATATCAGCGAGTGTATCTGGACCTCGCTTTACATTCTTTCTTTTAGGTATGAGTGTATATCTTCGAGTCACGTAAGGGCCTGTGTTCGAAAACCCGAGACCTATGAATTTTCCTGGTTTACCTCGTTTATCGTACACGACTTTAGCGAACCGTTTATTCACTCGTTTAGATATTTCACCGAGTTTATTCCATAAAAGGAGTTTTATTGCTTGGAGTTTACCAAAAAATTTCACATCCGGTTTTATTCTCGGCACGAACTTAGTGTCTATGTCGAGTGTCATGATTCTTTGAGACGGTTCCAAGTATGAATTTACCGCGTCCCCACCGGATAAAATCAAATCACCGACTGGATTTAAGAACTCCGTGAGCTCGTCTATGACGGCGTACAATTCGTATCTCAGTGCGTCCGTGAGTATGACACTCGCAAAATCTTTGAAGTCTTCATCGCTATGAAGCCTGTGCATTCTCGCCCTGAAACGAGGCACGTCATCAGATTCATAGAATCTCTTAAGGGTTGGATCGTTATGGAATAACTTTTTCATCTTGAATCTGTTTATGACCCCCTCTGAATATTCACCTTGATCCATGTTATTATTAGGTTACATAATATTATTCGAACAACAAGGTTAAAGATGTGATACCTAAGTAAGACATAAAACAAGATGTCTCTTGAAACTGTTATTTCCGAAATCTCTGCCCTCCGCGCCGAAATCAAGTCTTTGACTAAGATTGTGCGTAAGATTAAGGCCAAGCAAGACGATCCGGACGGTACCAAGGCTGCGTCTCGTGCGAAGAACAACGGGTTCAACCGCGAACAAGCCATTTCTCCAAAGCTTCGTGAGTTTCTCGGGGTCGAAGAAGGAAAGCTTGTGTCTCGTTCCTTCGTCACGCGTGCGATTAACACCTACGTTACTGAAAAGGGTCTTAAGCATCCGGACAACGGTCGCGTTCTTGTGCTTGACGACAAGCTCCGCGATCTTCTTGAACCACCTGCGGATACGCAAGTCACGTTCTTGAACCTCCAAAAGTTCTTGAGCCCACATTACACCAAAGTCGAACAAACGGCTTAAAAAAAATACCCATTAAACTTATAAAATGATCATCGACAGGGAAACCATCGAAACCCTTGTTGGTACAAAAATATCGAAGATAGATTTGTACCAAAAAGCTTTTACACATAAATCGGCTTTAAAAGAAAATGGAAACTTAGACTCGTTCGAGACGTTGGAATTTATAGGTGATTCTGTGTTGGGATTTGTTATCACAAAATTTTTGTTTGATAGGTACGAACAACAAAAGGAAGGCTTTCTTACGAAAGCGAGAACAAAGCTCGTGAGAGGTGAGACACTCGCAAACATTGCGATGAAACTCGAGATGTACAAATGGATCCAAATGGATGAAAAAGGTATGAGAAACGAGTGGTTTAAAAATCCGAAGATATTAGAAGACGTGTTTGAAGCCTTCATTGGAGCTATATATATGGATTTAGGGCTTCTTCATGCAAAGAGGTTCATTCTGAATATTTATGAAAATCCGGAACTCGTCGATATGCGATCCATCATGGTGGATGATAACTATAAGGATCATCTCATGCGGTATTGTCAGACTCACGGACACCCACTTCCAGATTATAGAGTCATATCACACGATAATGGTGTATTTTATGTCGACGTATACGTGAATAACGTGATACTTGGACGAGGATTCGCTAAAAATAAGAAACAAGCCGAACAAAATGCCGCGAAATATTTTTTCTATCCACATTAGTAATGATTCCAATATTATTCGTGGCTGTCACTCTATTTTTTAGAAGGCCGATCCCTAAACAATATTCAAAACAGGCACTCATAAACGAGTGTGAAAGATTGGGTGTATCTTCGCAGGGTACATCTCGCATATTGAGACATCGGATTACCCGCTTAAAAGGTAAAACGGTTTAAATCTCAAGATGCACCCAAACGTCGAAAAGCTCTTGAAAAAGACATACGCTGAACAGAGGTCACAAGAATGGCTCGATTTGCGAAAAAATATGCTCACCGCGAGTGACTGTGCCACAGCCATAGGTGAAAACAAATACGAAAAACCATTCGATCTTCTTCTCAAAAAGTGTGGTAAGGGGAAACCGTTTACAGGTAACGCCGCGACGGAACATGGGAACAAATACGAAGATGAAGCGCGTATCCTATACGAACAGAGACACAATGAAGTTGTACACGAAATTGGCCTCGAACCTCACCCAAAACATCCCTGGCTCGGTGGATCACCCGATGGTATCAGTGAATCGGGTAAACTCATTGAAATCAAGTGTCCGATGTCACGTGAAATTTTACCAGAGGTCCCGAAGCATTACATGCCTCAATTGCAATTATGTATGGAGATTTTAGATTTAGAAGAATGCGACTTTATACAATATAAAAATGCAGATTTCAATTGGCCTAAACCAGAGGAATTCGTGGTCGTGCGCGTCCCGCGAGACAGAGGATGGTTTGAGAAATACTTCCCGGTCATGGAAGAATTTTGGCAAAAAG